GGATCGTGAGTTACGATTAGATGAACGTGCTCAGGCAGCTGAAGACATATCCCTTGGTAAAGAACGTAGAAGAAGAGAACAAGGTGCTTTAGGGTTTCAAGGATTTGCTCAAAATTTAAAGAGCCAAGTTGAATCTGGTATAACTCCTTTTGCTGATGCCCAAACTAAATTACAAGATTATATTTCTAGATATGATTTAAAAGGTGGATTTCAGCCTGAGGTTCAGACAAGAACTAGAACTGTTTATGATGATGTATATGACGACGATGGCAAACTTACAGGAAGAACACCACGGACAGAAGAGTATGAATATAAAACTCCCGGAGCAACAGCTGGTTTTGAATTTGATTCTACTCAATTAGGAGATTTCAAAAATCAACTACAAGCTTTATACACAGGAACAGGAGAAATAGATGAAGCAACTGGTAAAAAAGATAGAGGTCTAAGAGGAACTAGATTTAGTGCCGGAGTTCAAAAAGCATATAGAGATTTACTTGGAAGAGAAGGAACCGAAGATGAATTAAGTCGGGCAATGACTGATTTTGATTCAGCTCTTTATACTGATGCTGGGGATTTCAGAGAACAATTGAAATCATCTAGTGAATATACTAAACAATTTAATAATAACTACATGGATAACTACTATGACACCATGTATGCAAGTAGTCCAGCAGATAGAACAGATGCTGAAGGCAATGTATCTAAGAAACGTAAATATACATTTGATTCGTCTGTGATGCCAGGTTTTGATAGAGAAGCACTAGAGAAAAGAACTGGTATAACTTTACCTGATTATGAAGAGTATTTTAAAGAGGCAAGATCTGTAGCTGAATTAGAAGATCAAAGACAGAGTATTGCTCAAACTAGAGACTTTATCTATCAATCAGGAATCACAAGTTTACAAGGTGAGATAGAAAAAGAAAACAATAAAATCAAAGTTCAAGGACAAAAGGATATAGCTAAGATTAATCAAGGTACTTCTATGTACAATCTCTTGGGTGGATTTACCTTCTAGGTTTAATAATCCTATAATAAAAATATTCAAAACTATTAATAAAAATGGCTGCAGGTGGAACAGTAGAGGGAGCTACAACTGGAAGTGATACTTCCGGTGATTTTGACATCAGTAGATTCCAAGAACTTTTAGACAAGTTGGAAGCATCTAAAAAGCGTCAGCAAAGACAAAGATCAGTAGAAGGACGTAGAGACATCTTCGCTCAAGGTCTTGCTGGCATGATGAGCAATTTCTAAGTACTCTAGAATATATAGGTTATAACTATGGCTGTTGATACAACTTACGATTCAGACGACTATTTTGATCTGGATAAGTACAGACAAGCAGCTGGTGTAGCCTACGAATTTTCCAAAAAGAAAATGGAGACTGCTGGTGAACAAGAAAGAGAAACAATTGGTAAAGGTGGTTCCGAACAAAGGGAAACCAATAAGCAGCAGCAAAGGTTCAGGGAAAGGGACGAAGAAAGAGATCGTAAACAAGCCCAATCAGCTTATAAATATTGATCTATTCAATTCATGGGTAGATAATCTAGACTCCTCTACACAGGAGTCTTTTTGCTCTTTTGCAGCAGATAACTATTCTGTAATTGAAGTTTATTTATATGCACGTTTTTTAGGCTATGAAGGTACGATAACTGCTTGTGATCTATGGATAAAAGATAATTACGTAAAGCCAGATCATAGAAAGAAGTTATTGTATGAGATTGATGAGATGCAAGAAGATATTAGAAAGCTAAGAGAAGATATTGAAAATGGTGCAGTAAAAAGAGATGCTGGTGTTGGTCGTATTGCCCAGATGCAGAAAGAACTTAGAAGCACCATATCAGAGATAGAAACATTTACTAACACCAAAGATAGAAAAGGATTATTAATGGCGGGTGCAGATAGAGCTATCCGTGAATTGATGTTTATATTTAAAGATGATCCAATTGAAACCCCCTTGGAAGAGGCAACCATGAGTGTATGGGCAAGAATGCAATTACAGGAATAGTTCAGTTAAAATAAAGAGAAATGAATAAATAAGATTGGTGCGTAATGGCTAAGAAAAAAATGCCACCTCAACTTCTTGAGTACTTTAAAAATAAGAACGAGAAAAAGGAAGATGGCTCTAAGATGAGCGATAAAGAGAAGAGGACTGCAGCTTTGGAGAAGGCAAGAAAAGCTAAGAAAGCCGCTAAGACTTATAAAGATAAGAAAGCATCAGAGAAGCCAAAAGAAGAGAAATAAGGTAATATTTAGTAGTAGCTTAAGTATTAATAAGTGCCTTCATATCAGCACCTAGCATATCGTCGTAATGCGAAAGCTGCGGCTAGAAAACAACAGATTAAAAAACCAAAGAATGTTGAATTAATACAGCAAGCTAAAGAAGATTTTGGATTTTTTTGTGAATATGTAGCAGATAAACCACCGGCGTATCATCATAAAACCTGGCACCAACATTTTATAACTAATGAAGATAGTAGTTGTTTAATAAAAATAGCCGGACCTAATGTAGATTTATTAGCTCCTAGAGGGTCTGCTAAATCGACTGTACTGGGTCTTTTAACTGCGTGGGCTATTGGTATTCATACAGAGGCTAAATTGCCCTTACAGGTTCTTTATCTTTCATATACAGTTGATATTGCCAGATCTAAATCTGCAACCATAAAAAGAATTATAGAGAGTAAAAGATATCAGGAAGTATTTCCAAAAGTAAGACTACTTAAGAATGTAACCAGTAATGAATATTGGTCGATAGATCATAAGTTTGCAGGGATAGATACAACTGGTGAAGAACAATTCACATTATGTGCAGCTGGATTAAAAGGTTCAGTTACATCTAAGCGTTCTCATTTGGTTATGATTGATGACGCTATAAAATCTTCTGCTGATATTGCTAATCCAGATATCAGAAAACAGATGCAAGAAAACTGGAACGCAGTTATAGCTCCTACTATGTTTGAAGGAGCAAGAGCTATCTGTTTGGGAACTAGATTCAGACATGATGATATTCATGCAACTACATTTAATGAGCAGAATAATTGGACTCAAATTGTCCTGTCCGCTATTTTGAATGATACAAAAACTGGAGAAGAAGAATCATATTGGCCGGAGATGTGGTCTTTGGAATATTTGAAGGAGAAAAAGAAACAAGCACCTATTGCTTTCTCTTTCCAATACATGAATCAGATTGTTAGACAGAACGAATTATCATTAGCACCTGAACTTATTGTTAAGGCTGAGATAGCAACTGAGTTTGACACTCTTGGTGTAGGTGTTGACCTATCAGCTGGTACCAGAGAAAAGAATGACTACACAGTCATGGTATTGGGAGGAAGAATAGAAGATCGAATACATATAATTGATTATCGAAGAATAAGAGTTATGGGTAATTTAGAAAAGCTAGATGCTCTAAAAGAATTATTAAATGATTGGTCAGTTATAGGACAAGATGCAAACGGTAATTATTTTCCAACTTATTCAACTTGTGATATATGGTCTGAAGCAGTTCAATATCAGGCATCATTAGAAGCAGATTTCAAACGAGTGTGTCAAACTAATGGTGGTTTATATAATTTGATTTGGCATCCAGTTAAAGGATTTAGAGCAGATAAGTTAGCTAGATTTAGAGGAATCATGGGTATGTTTGAAGATAGGAAAATAGTATTTAATAGATTTAGAAACTTCACTCATATGTTTGAAGAACTTACTAATTTTGGAGTAAGTGGACATGATGATTGTGTTGATGCTTTAGTTTGGCTTGTAAATGGATTAGCCCGTAAAGGTCAACTTCATTTAGACTTTTAATAGAGGGTTATAGGTATAGCTATGGGACCTGAGTATATTGCAATAATTTTCAGTGCTGTTATCTCTTCTTTAACAGGAGGTGGCTGGATTGCTAGTAAGGTTCTAGAAAGACATCGTGAAAGATTAAAGGATGCTATACAAAGAGTAGAGAACCAAAGATTACGTATTAATGCTTTGGAAGAACATGTAAACCGTATGCCATTGGAGTATGTTTTAAAAGTGGATTTCGTTAGAGAGCTACAAGAAATGAACGATCATTTCAGGGCAATCCATAATAAGCTTGATAAACTAGTAGAAAAGCTTATAGACAAATGAGTTATGTTTTAGAAGTAAGAGAAACCGATGGTGAATTATCGTTAAATTTACCAGAAGAGATACATGCTGAATTAGGTTGGATTGATGGAGATTTGATTGAATGGAATGTAAAAGGACCTGGATTACTTTTAAATAGATTAAATGAACCTTTTGAAGTAGAAATAAACGAAGAGTAGAATACAAAGAATAACTACAAGAAGACGATGGCAAATTTTTACGGTGGAATGCTAAATGTTGGTGGAGCCCCAGGAGGTAAAGAAGTTGCAGATATATTTAGAACAATGGAATTTCAAT